CACCTATTGCTCCTGCATGAGATCTAACGTGTTGTTGTCCTCCTGATTCTTGATTAACTAGAGCGCGTGCTAAGTTTCTGCTGATGCCGAACATATCTGCATAGTAATCCACCATCCCAAATATTTCTTGTTTTGTGTAGGTCTTGCCTGTAGCAGTAGGTACTTGATTACGAGAAATCGTAGCATCTAATGGAGCTGCAAACCCTGTTGGGCCTGAATACTCCATAGTGATGCCTGGAACGTATGTGTTATCTATAGTATAACCCAAACTAGAACAAGTGTTATACACATCTATGTATCCGTCATTACCTGCTGCTGCTTGTGCTATAGGCTCAGAGATATCGGATTGCTTTATTTTTCCTACATATGATGAGTCAGCTAGAGCTAATGAGGCGATTGAATCTAGTTCAATATTTGCAGCCTGCCCTGTTACTTCGCCAAACATGCGTGATTCTGCTGCATCCATCCATATTGGTGAACTCTGTGCCTTAGTTGAAGCTCGTTCTGATAACTGCGTGTCTAAGTTATCTATTGCTTGTTGCCAAGTGCTTATCGGACTTTCTAGACGATCAGCTACTGATTGTATACTATTATTTATAGTGGTAGATATAGCTTGTATTTTTCTAGAAAAATCAAACTTAGACTTTTCATCCATATCTACCTTGCCAATTAATTCAAGATATTTTTGGTATTCTTCTTCGTCGTTAGCTAAATAAGAAGCGATGACATTAGCTGTTGTTAACTTAGCCGCCACGCTCGGTTTATATGTATCTAGAAAAGACGGGTCTGGTAATACTGGAGGAATATATTTTCCTTTTTGTACATCATATATTTCCACATCCTTGTCACCTATTTTCCAACGAAATACTTCAGCTTCGTCATCTGATACTATTTGTACTTTCTTAGCTAAATCTGGTAATTTTTTATCTTTAAATTGTTTCTGTATTCCTTGGGATGCTTGAGTAACGATATCGCTAAATTCCTGTTCTTTATTTTCAGTTACATATGGTAAATACTGAGGAGAGTATCTATAAATACTCTCAGTCATACCTGATTTCTTAGGCGGCTTTACATATAATTGATCAAGCATTGCTTTCAAATATTCGTCTCCTTTTTCCAAGGAGCCGTGGGCATGTGCGGAATACTCATACGCATGTTGCTTCAATACATTTATACGTCCATCGGCAATATGTGCTGCAGGTAATTTATAGTCTTTATATATATCATCTACTCTGTTAGTTATTGTCTTACCTTTAAACTTACCGGATTGTAATATATTCTTTATACCTTCCTGCTCTTTAGGATCATGTGCTGCTGTGGTCAAGTAATTAATCATACCTGTGGCAAATTTTTTATCAGGCATGTTTGTAAACGCCTGAACTACATATAGAAGCTGAGCTGTCTCGTTTCCAATGTTTTGATTCATATATCTGGTGATTGTTCCAGCCTCTCCTGCTCTAGTAAACATGTCTGATATAGCTAATAAGCCTTGCATTTTCTTCTCATTAGTATCAAATCCTTTATCTGGATTTTGAGATTGCTCTATCATAGATTTCAACAAATCTGTGGTTACTCGTTGTGAGTAAAAGCCATACTTAGCTGCTGTGTTTTGTAGATCCTGAATTAAGGCTACACCTTGGTCCACTGAGGTAGGTGTTGTATCATTAGGACTGCGACGAGCTAGCAGGGTGCTAGCTTGTATAAGATCTACTAGAGCCTCCTCTTGTCTGCCGTAATCATATTCAAAGTGATGCAAGAAAGAAGCTCCGCCTTGATTATTAATAATATCCGATTGTTTCTTCAATACTTCTAACGTACTGTCCCAGTATAATCTAGCTGCTGCGTCACTATTTCCTAGTGCTGGGTTAGCCGCGTCAATAGGTAGGTATAACAGGTTATATTCTTCTCCTGCCTCTACAGTACCTTTAAGGTTATAATTAATATCTACTTTACCTGTATTTATATCGCCTTCTAGTTGCTTAACGAAGTTTTGTAGAACCTGTCCAGTCTTACCTTTTGCCTGTTTAGATATGTCTCTGATTAACGTAGTATTATATGCTGCCGCAAACACGGGCATTAACTCTCTAACTACTTTCGCTTTCTTAGTGTCCGTAGCAGCTGAACTTCCAATTTGTGCTACTAAATTTTCAAATTCCAAAGTCACGTCTGCAGCAGTATTAAATCTAGATAATCTATTAGACGATCCTAGTTTTTGGATCTCATCCCAGCCTACGTCTTTTTTATAGTTTCCTACCAAATCATCTAACAATGCGTCAGCGGCACCTGATGCTCCTTTGCTAGCACTGAATACATGGTACAATCTATTCTGAGCCTCTGGAGATAGCACTAAGTTCAATTGCATAATAGATCCATCAGAGTTCATTAATCTCTTGCCATCTACTCCTATGCAATCAAACCAAGCGGATGTACATGTTTCTTGTAGATCAGCTAAAGCGTTGTATGCTTTTTCATTCGAGTATAAACCTTTTTTCTGCATATCGACAATGAATTCAGCATATGCTGGAACTAGGCTATTAAATACAGTATTTAAGCTTGTCTGTAAATCTCTACCACTTAAATCTTCACCTTGTACTATTAGCTTTGCAAGAATAGAGTTCATCGCATCAAATGGCTGTACACGACCACTACGAACCAGTGCGTACTGACTATTCATCAAATCAGACATATTCTTTTGAGATATCCATTTAGCTTTCTTTAAATCTTCATCCCAAAGCTTAGGCAGTACTTCAGATTGATCATGCTTTAATGTTTCTCTCCATAACTTTTGTGCTTCCCAGTTACCTTCGAATTCCGCTGGATTCTCAAATTCCTGATATAGTTCCTGAGCTACTGGAGTAAAATCAGCATTGTTTTTATCTGCCTCTGTAAGCCTCTGGAACGCAGCATCTTTCATCTGCATATACATATCTGTTACTGCGTTCTTAGTGTCTAATGCTAATTTCTGCTCTAACTCTTTTTGATAGAATTCATTACGTTGTGATTGAGTAAATAACGCTCTGTCCTGCTCTTCACTCCACATATTGATTTTATAGTCATTCGTATGCTCTACGATATGCGCTAAAGACTTAGGTATTTCTGATAGTAATGATTGCTTCTGTTGTGTAGCCTGTATCTGTCCAGAGAAATCATCTGGATAAAACCTGCCTGGTTTAGATACATCTATATTTTCACTCGCAACCCCTCGCTCTAGAGGTGTATCATTTGGAGCGTTCCTATCTGTGAGTCCCATTACTTTCTCCTTTATTGCGCAATCTGTTCATTTGTTTCTACATACTGACTAATTAATGATCCAACTGTAGATTGTTGGTTCTCATATGCATTTATTTTGGTACTAGTGTTATCTGAAATCGAGTCTGAAAATACACGATTAAATGTATCAACACCGTACCTAGTAATCTGGTCTTCTATCGCTATATCGAATGCCTCTTGTATATTAGCTTGTTTTGTCTGCATATGTTCGATTACTTTAGCATCTCTTACTTGTAATCCAACATAAGTCTCAACTCCTTTTAAGATAGATACTAACGGTAGCCATTTATCTGCTGATGCTTTTGCTCGTAGAGTACCGTATACATTGCCCGCCTGTCTATAGCCGTTTACCATTTCTAGCATTGCTTGATTATTATAATTGGCTTTTAGTACTGTTTCATCCATCTTTCTTATTTTTTCTTTACGAATAGCTACATCTAGATTTGATCCAGACATATTCCCGCCACGAGCGGCTATACGTACAACGTCATTTCCCCGCTCTAAGGTATGCTTCTGTCGCATACTTCGCAAAGCTATTTCACCTTGCTTCTTAATTAAATCTGCATTTGCTCTAGCTGTCTCAACATAAGAACGTGCTTGTTCTTTATATAACTCATATTGAGTCTTGTTTCCTTGATTGGCTAATAAATTAGACCAAGTGGTCAAAACCGCAGGTAGTACATTCCAAGTATTAGCCTGATTAGAACCCATGATATTATGAGTAAGATAATTACTTAGATTTGGAATAACCTCTACCATTGTTTCCTCACTTTGCGTATATCATGAAGAGTCATCTTCTCTAAAATTGCTTGATCATTTCCACGAGCTGATGCGTTATGTCTAATACCGATCAAATCGAACCCGAAATGCTTTGCTAATCGTAGAGCCTTCTCATCCATTATATCACAGTATGCCTCCAGTCGTCTACAGTCCTTAGGTACATAGGTAGCGAAGTAATCATAGAATACTTGTATTACTTTGCGAGTATGCTTATCTGTATACTTACTAGCTACTACTGTAGGCATATATGTTCCACATCCTGTGTACACAAAACCATATATTACGATAATTCTACCATCTGCTCTTAAAGTAAAGAAAGGCATCCCATTTGTGTATACATCATTAATAATTGCTTCATTTTGGGCTGCTTTTAAATCGTCTTCTAGTTCTTCTCTAGGTTCTATATCAAATAAGTCTTCCCACTTAAATTTATCCACACTATATTGCATTTATCTCCGCTCCTAATATTAGCCCTGCTACTGTACAAGGCATCCCTTCCTCACTTGTGATTTTAAGTCTGTAATCACAATCCCAACTACTATATACATCAATACCTACCTTACCTGTAAGCAACTCACTTGTAGTATCCATGTCGATTGTCGGGTTGAATGTAGTTAGATATGTCTCAGACCCGCGTTCAATACGATGTAAACTCACACCCATTGTTCTATCTAAGTACATATGAATTTTATATACCCTTAGCTTAGACATTTTCGTACTGAGTTGTCTATCCTGTAAATCACGTTCTAGTGTTTCAAAATATGCAGGATAAGGTAATCCAATAACCATATCTTTACAGGGTACGTCTAAAATAATATTCCCGTTTTCTACTACATATTTACCTAAATAAGAGCCCTCATCCATGACACATACTTCTTCACCTTCTAAATAATCTAAAAAGTCTATAGTATCTCTAGGCTCGTTATATATAATACGAGTAGAGCAATCTAGAAAAGACGCATCCTTGTGCTGAACATCTCTAATAAAATTAGGAGTAAGCAGCTCAAGGTATCTACGAGTCTGTCCGCCAATTGTACGTTCTACTGCAAACATTACCATGTCTTGTCCATTATCGTGAGAAGGAAGCACTGTCAAGTCAATAACCTTTACATCTTCTCCAGCTAAGGTGCTCTTAGACCAGCCTATTACATCTTGAGATTTGTCATATGTCAGTGTAAGTAATGTTCCATCTTCTTTAAGCACCCAGTATGTGTTATTAGGTTCTTTTTGAAATACTACTTTCTTCAATCCGCCTGTAGTTAATCCTTCTGCAAGAATCGTTAATTCCGGACCTACAAAAGCATCTTGGTTGTAGTCATACGATAGTGATCTTAATGTTCTCTGCAAACGCTGAATGAACACAATGTTATCATCATTTACTATAGGTTCTGTATTATGCGCGCCATATGATGATTCTCTATTTGCTACTACATCAGATGGGGTAATAGCTGTACCTGCAGAATACATACGAACCTCGCCCAACTCTGTGCCGATTAATAGAGATTTAACTGATTTTAACCAAAAGATATCTGATACTTTATCTGTAGATATATCCTGGTATATAGCGTTAGAATCAGAAATCTCTCCTTCATAGTCTGATGGAGCATAGTTCTTATAAGCAAAAGAGTTAGACGTCCATATCCAAGGCTTATCTGTTAGACCCGACCATGTTAGCCTTTGCTGGTGGATAGTAACTTTAGTCGGATATGTTACAGGGTAATCGTTATTCCCAGTACCTGTATGCCATACTCCCAATCGCCACTCAGATGTCTCTTTCCTCATCCAACTTTGGTCATCTTCTTTTACTGTATTTCTATATGACCATTTTACCGTAATACTTGCTCCGTTTTCTGCTACCGATTGTATTTTACCATAGCTCCATTTATCTTCATATGTAAACGTATTTTCATTATATCTAGGCGTACAAATACGAATCCATCTACCAGCATCTGCCGCACCTAGGGTAAAACCTGTAAGATTAACGGTGGATGTATCAGTATTTACATCTGCTATCGTCATTTTTTTAGCTGTAGAATAGTTCTTGTCTAAATAAGGACCATCTTCTGTTTCAAATAAAGCCAGTCTCCAATCATTGTTAGCGTATCTAGATAAAGTATATGGTGGTGTTCTTCTGTCACCAAAGGCCAAATATACTACGTCTAGTGATTGAACATATGATATCTGCTCTAACTGTTCCGCAGTGAATGGAGTAACTATCTCGTACTGCTGACCTGGAGTATTCGGGTCTTCTACAGGCCCGAACTCCACGCCATCAAAAGTATAAAACCTTATCTTCCTATCCAGAAACTCTAGTAATACGGACTGTTTCACGCTAAAAACGAATGGCAAGAAAAAAACTTTTTCATTAGGATTTCCTAAATCCCATATATATTTGGTTCCAGTTCTCTTCTCTAAAGGGCCATATCTGGAACAGATAAAATTTAAAGCATCTGCTACTCCGCCATTAAATTGTTTAAGGTCGTCTCTTGAATATAATTTAGGAGATAATATACCGTGGTTGAAAATATTTTGCTTATCAACTATTTTTACCATGTTACCTCCTAACTTAATTCATCAGACATATCTACTCTGAGATATCTGTCACTGAAACCGTAGCGAACGTTTATGACTTCTCCTTCTGGTCGGTGTATATTTCTCTCACGTGCATTTAGAGATTTTGCACTCTTTAGTTTCTGTCTAGCTGTTTTTGCCATATATTCAGATAGACTTACAGAAGCAGGTAAACAGTAAGACAACTCTGCTGCGAGCATTGCTACAAAAGCTGGGGCTAATACTGCATCGAACTTAGCTGGATCTATGTCTGCAGTATATTTAATATAAATTTCAGGAGAATTACTTAGAATTTGATTACCATCTATATCAAATAGTGCTTCGCGTGGGCCTCTGTTATAATTATAATAGTCGTCTAAATCAATATATGTTTGTCCACCATCTACTGATATCTGCACTACACGCAAACACTCTGGGTCAGATGGTAATTGGAATACATGCTCCCATCCCGTATAGTTATTTTCCATCATTATTTCTGCTAGTTTAGCAGTTACTCTTGCGCAATTCCAATCATTAGATCTGAGCAGTTCTCTTCGAACCAAATCGGTTTTATGTTTAACTGCTACTACAACTGGGGACATATAATCCGCATCTTCTAACGCTACAATAGGCTCCTGTCCTATAGAGATTAGGGCAGAGTTTACCAAGTCAATGTGAGAAGGTGCTGTCATAATTATTTACCCGCTTTCTGTACATTCTTTTCTACAATAGATACCATTTGTACTGTTTTTTCTATTTTATCTACCGCGGTACAGATAAACTCATAGTAACAAATTAGTTCTTCTTTTTCATATCTAAAGATTCTAAGCATATCTCCCACTCGGATGAATGTATATAGCGGATGAAAAAACTTAGGGTCTTTAATGTCAAAATGTGAATCTACTTTTGTTCCATAATTATATATGCAGTGATCTGCACTTGTACTTGGAATAGTAGATATTAACTTTGCGTTAATTAGTTTAGTACTGGCTACTGTTTTCTTAGGTTCAACGATTGTTGTCATATACCCTCCTTTATACAACAATAGGGCAGGATAGAGGAGGTCTAAGCCTCCTCAACTATGCCCAAGTTAAGCTTCTATGCACCTAGTGTTGCTACTTTAGTAGTGATAGTTTTAGCTTTTACGTCTACTGCTGTGATAAGTAGAACACCAAAAGTATCAGCTGCGTTAACTAACACGATGTCGCCTTTCTTAACGGAACCAACTAATTGTGCGTGATTGAAATATTCAGCGCCTTTAATAGTTGCCCATGTGTCTGCTTTCGCTGGTGACTTCTCGTCGTTAGCATCAACTACATACATGTAGATTGCATTTGTAGCTCTAGCTACAGGTGCGAATAATTTAATATCTAATGCCATTTCTTATTCTCCTTATGCTTAGTTTGCTACTGTTGCTGTGTTAGAAACGTCGAATGACAATGCACCTGTTTCGTCAATTAGACATGCACCTAATTTACGTCTCATGTAGTACAAGATTGTGTCATCATCAGTTTCTCTAACTCTAACTTTGTCTACGCCACCTAATGCTAAACCAACACATGATTTAACGAAAGCGTTACATTTTGTAGTTTCACCTTCACCTGCTGGAAGATCAGGGTCAACTCTCCATACCATATCCATCCAGAATCTACCTGTTTCTGCTTTAGAGAATAAATATGGCAAGTCAGAGCTAGTAATCACGTCTGCGTGGTAGAATTGCTTCAATGTCATTAATTGGTTCCATTGCTTAACACCTAGGTTAACAATAGGCAATTCTTTGTTTTTGAAAACGTGATTTGTTTGGAAGTGATCCCAAATAGCTTGACAAGTGTCGATAGTCATACCTGCTGTAGCTGCTTCTGGAATTGTTTGAGTTGATTCATTAACTGCATTTAAAATCAATTCGTCTACTCTTTGGTTCATTGAAGCAATAGCGTTGTCAGTGATAACTAGCATGCCGTTTGCAGAAGTTGAAGATACTTCTTGTTCATCAATTTCATCACCTGCATAATAAGTGTCCATTTCACATGGAACTCTGTCTAGAGAACCGCCGTTTCTAGGGATCTTACCAAATCTAGCTTTTTGTCCTGCTGGAGTACCTGCATGAGAGCGGTTGAAGTAAGTCTTATCACCTACTGGAACTGCTTTAACTGTTACAAGATCAGCATACAAAGAGTCACGTTTTTGGTAACATAATTTAATTTCTGACTGGAATTGTTCTTCCACTAAAGGTATTAAATTCATTTCGTCACTCCTTTATTGTGTTAACTAACTTGTCCTCTCACTAGGTTACCTCTCGGGCTAGCTTTGAAGATTATACTATATAGCACGTGCTCGGGGCTCTTTCAAGGTTACCCGCGCGCTCTATTCAACTGTCCTTGTTGGGACATTTGTAACTGTACGATTTGTTTGTTCAACTCATTGACTTGTGCTTTATTTTTAACATAGTCTACTTGCATTAGAGAGTCCCTCTTAGCACGCAAGTCCTCTATGGTTTGCGGCACGTTGTCTATTCTGTTGCCTTCTATATATATTGTATCCCCCGTCATCATTCTTGTCAATGCGAGCTGGGATTTCAGGAAGTTTGCGTCTCTGAACAAACCTACTTGTGCCATTCTATCTATGGTTTCTTGCGGATACATTTGAGCTAATTTAGACTCAATGTTATTCAAATGAGTAGAATACTCATTGCCCCATTCTTTGCGGAGTTCACGTTCCGCATCCGCCATTTCTCTACCGATTTGTTCGGACATGTCCTTGTTATAATTTTGAACATATTGATTTTGAATGCCAATATATGCAGAAGCTAATGCCTGATACTGATCTTTTGTCAAATTGGCTTTATCCGCTATATCTTGGAACATAGAGAAATCGAACGATTCCTTACCGAAAACGTCTGTTTCTTGTTTGTCATATGTAAAGTCATATTCAGCTGCACTGGCTGGTTTACCTAGCTTAGTATAGAAAGCGGTGATATCCTCAGCTGATGATGTAGCATCTGGAATACGTACTGACTTTGATATGGTCTGTTGTGCTGAAATGTAGTTCTTAAATACATCCTGAACATTATTTACTCTGGACCACTCTGAACGGTCACGCAAATCTTCTGGAATACAATCTCTCCAGCCTTCGGTCATGAATGCGTCTACATCAAAGCTGCCAGCTGCTGGTGGGGCATCGTTTCCTGCTGGTGGATTAGTATCTGGCGATCCACCTTGATTTAGTAAAGAATCATCTGACATAATTTCCTCCTTTATCTGTTAATGAAACTTTCTATAGCTGTTAATGTGTCATCTGATATTCGAGCAGACATAGTGAGAATATACTCAATAACTTCTCTATATGCCGCATCTTTAGCGAGTTGTATTGGATCCGTAGTTGGCTTAGCTCCATAAAACTTAAATCTCATCATAAGATCATCTAGTACTACTATACTACGTTCTCTATTCTCTTTGCTATTAAATAAAGCTTGATACTTCTTCTTAATAGCTGGGTTAATACCTTTTATTTTATATGCGATATCTTCTAAGGTCACTGCATTCCTCCTTGTAGTGCCGCAGATTGTGCAGCTAATTGATCCGCTTGTGCTGCGTCTCTAGCAGTCTGGGCACCAGCCTGTAGCATTTGTGCCTGTTGTAATTGTTCCTGTTGCTGCATCATAGCTTGTTGCATCATAGCTTGTTCTTTACGCTTTTTACGCATCTCTGCTTCAGAATATAATATCTTTTTAGGAGCACCTAATAATTCGGCGTATGTTCTAATTGCTTCTTCAACATTTATAACTTCCATGCCACCAACCTGAGCCAGCTGTCCACCGAAGGCCAAGGTTCTTTCTGTAGCAGATACATCAAAATGTCGCTGAGCTTTTGCCAATGGACTCTGATACTCAATCGAAAGTTGTACACCTTTAGTATAAGCCTCTTGTAGAGCAGCAGGTGGTTCAGGAAATACCCCACCTCTTCTACGTAGGATATTAAATACTCTGGTGATTAGAGGTTTTAGTGCATCTCTTTCTAAATTACCTTGCCACGGAGACATTAACTTCAGCTGCAATAATTGTTCCTGCATAGCTTGATATGTGTTATCTTTGTCTGTTTGATTAATCAAGTCAATCATTAGACCTTGGCGTACCTGCTCACGAGCATCTTGAATAGTCTCGATATTTATTTGGAAATTGCCAATAGTATGCATTGGCTCTGCACGATGACCAGCATCTGCTTCATGATAGTTCAATGCTGCTGGTTTCATCGATAATGGATTCAAGTATGTATCAATAGGCACGTTCATTGCTGGAGTAAGTGCTAAATCTCCTGCGTTCAACTTCTGCTTAACTAATTTATTTAGTGACTTAATAGTATGTCTCACATTCATTGCTGGAGAAAAACCATATATATAACCAGCTGGAACATTTATCCTACCTACTGCATAAGGGAACTCCTCATATCCTGACTCTAATACTACCTTATGCGATTGATAGTCGATCCAGTATGAGGCTATAGGCATATTTAATTTGTCTTTTATCTCTGGGTTATAGTAACCTCGAGGCAATACCGCATGGATAAATACACGTTCTTTTAATGGATTTTCTCTAGCATCATCTATAACTGATGAGTCCAGACCGCCTCCAAATAAGGAGACAGCCTGCTCATTAGTCAATATAACAGAACGATAAACTTCTCCAACGCCTCCGTAAACGTCGTTGAGTACAAATAGATCTTTAGCTGAAACTGGCTGTATATTAATAAGTTTATTAGAATAGTCTTCCAGGATTAGAAAGGCAGATACCGCGAAGGCCAGTAGCTCTTGGCAGAACCCATGCAATGGAGTAGATAAGGCTGAGTTTATTACTTCACAGGTAATACGCGCCAAAGTCTCTAAGTATGTTTTAATATCGTGCTGGTTTAGTAATTCTTGTATATTAGTACCTTTTTTACCGCGTACAGCAGGGGCCGCTACTAGACCGAAACCGAACCAAACAGTAGCGGGGTTAGCGGTATATGAATATAAAGCAGATGCTGCTTTAGTTAATGCATTAATAGCTGTGTCATCATATATCTCTGCGCTCTTGTCAAACACTTGAATTGCCCCCGTGTTAGGTGCAATATCATAGAAACCTCCCCTATAAGGCAGGGTATAATTAGCTACTTCTTGCCAAATAGGCACATATTGTTGCCTTTTATTTTTAGCTTCATTATAGCGTTTAAGTAGCTGTCGACCCTTCTCACGAGTCTCCATTTCTTTCAAAATATGCTCATTAGTAATAGGTGCCTGCTTAGATACCTGTTTTTCCTCACGAGGGAACTTTCTAGGTTTTGCCACGTTAGCCTCCTAATGTGTTAGACATGCCCATGCTTGTACCAAGCAATGAGCCGATAACTGGATCAGTACCACCTGCAGTTAAGACTGAATAACCTTGCCCTGCTTGATTAGTAGTGAAATCAGTAGATTGTGCGTAGTTATTAGAATAAGCCATATTACTGCTTAATCTGTTACCTGTAGCATTAGCCATAGCAGTCTCTTTTTGCTTTCTTTCTTTTGCCTTCTGTTCTTCATATTGTCTCTTTGACTCATTTAAAGAAGCTTGTGCAATTGCATTTCCTTTTTTTGCTGGATTTCCGCCCATTATATTCTCCTTATGTTAGGTCTGTATTTTTAGGTATGGCACTAAGTATAGAAAAACTACCTTGGTTGCCTGTGCCATTATTTACATGATAATTGGTTAGTAGTGTATTGTTAGATTCAGAGCCATATAAATTACTACCAAATAAACTAGCTGAGCTATAATCTGACCAAGCGTCTTCTTTTAACTTAGCTTTGTTTTTTTCTGTTTCTGCTTTCTGATCTTTATATGTCTGTTGTTGGAACAATAAACTTTGCTTAGCTACTTCATTAGCGGCATTTGCCTGCTTAGCTCCAGCTATAGCTGATGCGATAGATAGAACTCCTTGCACGCCTACTTGTCCTGCAACCTTACCTACTTTAGACTTAAATGATTGCTTAGTATTTGAATTAACCATTGCTTGCTGAGCATCAGTTAGTGCAGCTTTAGGCCTTAATGCCGGTGGCTCTGCTCCTGGAACTGGGGCTAGCGCTAGCTGTTTTGTATTTCCTGCTGCTGCATTTAAATCAGGAAGTGTTCCGGTGTACCCTGCACCCTTTGCTCCACCAATGTGTAGCTTAGACATTACACTAGATGCTCCTTCTTTAATGACACCACTGGCTTTACCTAGTAAGCCAGATCCTATATTTGATGCTGCACCAGTTATTGCACCTAGTGCTATATCTTTGGCTCCTCCACCTTGTGCTGCCGCATTAGCTGCACTAAGTCCTGCTTTCAAGGCTGCGCCGGCTACTGGACCAATACCGGGAATGAATGATACAGCAGCTGATGCAACATCTGTGCCTATCTGCGCCATACCTTGTCCAACTGATTTATTTCCACGAGCCATCTCAAATACTTCATTACCAATAGACCCAGTGAAAGAATGAATAAGACCACCTGCTACGTCGCCTTGCGCCATCTTTTTTATGCCTTGTACAAGACTCATATCCTACCTCTCATTAGTTATAACTAATTTTATTGTATAGTATATAGCACAATAAGACAAGAGCTAATATTTAAACGTATCGTAGGATGTGTCGGCATACTTAATTAGCGTGCTGTCTGGGTGATAATGTTTCTTAGGAATGCGACGTGCCCTTTCCCCGTCTTTCTGTTCCATGCGTATCGCTTTGTCACGGAACGGGTTGTAATCATGGTCCGCTTCCGGAGCGAGCTTAGACTTAGTAGCCGCACGGTTATCTATAAACGCGATAATAGCTTGGCATAAGTAACGAAAACCGTCTGCGCCGTGAGAAGACCAGTCGTGACAAGGCTTGTCCTCATACAACTGCATCTTGTCATTCCATTCCTTGTGATACTCTTTCAATGCACGGATACCCTGTAGACACTTATCTCCATCAAAAGTTGCGTTGAGCAGCATTCTACGAACAAGATCTATACCTTCTAGCACACCTGCTTTAGGTATAGAGCGGAAATTCACACCGTATTTCTTCGCCACGTTCTTACGCGTAACACCTGTCGCCACGTCACGTGTAGTGATATCATGAGGCCCGAAGTGGCGAGTAGCGTATGTGTACTTTCTGTGATGATCGTACTGTGCCATTGCTTTTGCCACCTCTTCATCAGACCAACCGAATTCTTTACGAAGAGGTTGCCAATCCGCCAGCATGATACAGCAGCATTCTGCCAATGACCTCTCCGCAAACTCATTATACTCTATGACACGTATCTCATGTTTATCTTCATCATATTGGAAGTACCAAATTGCCATGAAGTCAGAAATACCTATGTCCCATGCGGTATACACTACTTCGTTAGGTTTCCATAAATCTTTATTAGGTTTGGTTCGTCCTTCTTCTTCAAGCTTTCTGATGGCAGCTCCATAATAAGAGCCGACCAACCCGGCCTCGAAAGAACAATAATATTCTTGTTGAATAATCTCTTCCGGTACGTTGAGCTGACGTTGTTCCTGTATGGCTTCAGGCGGCATAACTGGAACAAGAATTCTATTACCTTTTTCATCTTTAACCTCATTTCCTTTATCGTCTGTTAGTGCTTTACGCGTATCATCAACCGTAAGTACTTGTACAAAATATTTAGCTCCATTGTTCTTAGCTTCTACCATCGATTTAAATAAATCAAAAGCGTGGTTACGTCCACGGGGAGTAGTAATGAAGCAAGCCCATCCATCATTTTCGTTCAGGATCGGAGATAAATAATCCCATGTTGATGGTTTCATCAGAGCAAACTCTGAAAGATTGATGCCTATTGGGTTTGAACCTACCAAGCTGTCAAACCTGTCAGCACCCACCAACTGAATAAGCGAGCCATTCTTCAACCGGATAGACATGTCGTCATCACGTTTTGACTTTATCAAAGAAGGAGGAATAAAGTCCAAGAACGGGATACCGTCCTTTGTACTACCCGTCCAAATGATTTTCCTCGCTTGATTCAGTAGCGGGAGAACGTGCCAGTACGTTCCTACTCTTTTCTGTGACTCTTTTATCAAGTTATTCCATGCCAGTAAGTCTTTCCCCGTACGACGGTGGGCCAGTAGAAAGGCCCGCTGTCTATTCGGGGTTTCATCAAAATACCGTAAGAACGGATATTGATACTCTCGAGGTGTAAACTTATATGGCAGTGAAATAGCTTCAGTCATTAGTCATCATCCCTAGTTCCGTATTTAAATGGAATCTGCTGTCCTGATTTACCCGATGATTCCTGTTCTACTTGGAACCAGGCAGGTGATACCATGCCAGGTAACGCAGCTGTAGGATCCATCACTCTTTTGTCTTTCAAGATGAAGTGCAGGCGAGCTAAGGCATTCCACGCTACATGTGCGGCATGCAGTAGATATGACTCACTGTCACAGTCTTGTACCTGCTCCTCCATCAAATGACGAAGCATGGCATTGGTATATCTGTCTAAAGCATTGTCTACCTTCTGCCAATTACTCTTTTCGTATTTATCTGCTCCAAACTCCCATACTTTACATACGGCAGATAGCGGCAAACGAAAATCCTGCATCATTTCAGCAAGACGTAGTTTACCGCTATCGTGTTTAATTCCTTCACTCATATTGTCCTCCTTCTACAATATAAAATAAATTATTCTTCTATAGCTGGTACATCAGCAGGAATATCTACTGGCGCTTCAATTTTCTTTCTGCGACCACGTGTTGGGGTAGCAGGTGCTTCTTCTTTTACTTCTACCTTTTTAGGCTCTGGCTGCCTTCTAATAATAGGATTAGCGAATTCGTCGAAGCTGTCAAATGGTTTAGTCATTTGTTTCTCCTTATCTTGATTTGTTATATGATTTAACTGCTTTTAGTGTTACTTTGGCAGGTTTGAACGAGTATTCTCCAGCTTTATTCTGAGACCAAGAACCTGCATATTTCTTGTATGCACCTGTTGCGTACTTTGACTCTACTGAAAATGTAGGGTGATTTGGTTTCTTAAATGTATCTGGTAGGTGTCCGTTTTCAGAATTGCCACGTCCGTATCCAGCCAAGAAAGCTCCGGCATAATCATAATCACGTCCGCTATCGGTCACATTTGTCTTAGCCCAGTTATTATACTCCACTTTTCTGTTCTCGGGTATCGGAGTGTTAAAGTTGTCTGGATTAAAGAATTTATTACCGGAAGAAATCATATTATCAAAACTGAAACCATCTACTTTCTTATACCATTTGCTTTCAGAAAAAGTCTGTCTCAGTGCATCAATTATCATTATCTTCTCCTTCGGGTTTGATTATCTCAACCCCTTCTTTCTTACTATAATATTCTAACATCTTTTGCTCTTGTTGTATACGTTTAACTTTGCCATTTTCATCTACATCAAGTACTACACCTACGTCACGGGTGAAGCCGTCTTTTGTTTCATCTACTCCAGCAAAAGATATTATCTGTATATTATTCTGAGTATTATTTGTTTTTGACTCTACTGCCTTCTTAGCGTACTGCTCTGATACCTTCGCCTTAGCTAATTCCATTAATAGCTTGTCATTCTTAATACGGTAATTACCTATATATTCCCCTTTACCGAATACAGGATTATCTGTACCCTCAATGGCACGCTCTATAACCAAAGAGTCAATCTTATCCTTGAATAATGCCTTAGAAACCTCTATAGCCTGCCCAAACTCAGGAAACATTTGGCAGTACATCTGTATTGTAGACGGTTTAGACGTAATTTTGCTATTGTGTGACAGTGCCCCATGTACAGAACCCCACTGTTCTATACCATCTAATATCATATCTTTCTCGTCTATTAGTGTCTTTTTCTGTGACTCTGTTAGTGTGTAACGGGAACGGAGTGCTAGTTCCATTTCAGACTTCTTTTTAGCCAATACTCCTTCCGTAATAGCTATTTCTTCTTCCACTTCACTCAATTTTTTCCTCCTTTTCTGCAAAGCATCGACCTGTTCCTGTATCATTTCCTCAATTTGCCGCACTGTAGCGAGGGGATCCAGTGGATCAATGCCTTTTTCGAGCAGCAACGCCTGCATTTTGTCGTTTTTTCGGTCGTACTGGCGTGACACTTTGGCCAAAGCAGCAGCGTGCTCCTTGATACTATCATAATACTTCATCGCTTCGAGTATATCAAGGACGATTTCCTCGAACATCTTAGCAAAATCTTCTGCGTCTGATATAAATTGTATATAACTCTCGCGCATATCATTGCGATCATCATGATCGCCATACTTGAAGTCCTTAATTCGTTGATTAATACGCCTCAAATCCTTTAGAAATGACTCTTTTGACCGTGTTCTTAATATTTCTTTACATTGAGGGAATTTGATTTTTTCATCTTCGAAGTCGAATTTTTCCAAAATTGCCTCCTTTCCCTTATTATAACAGGGTTTCAGAAAATGGTCAACAAAAATAGGGGTCTCAAACCCAGTGTCCGTGCAATGTCTTAATTTCTGATACATGCCCAAATACTTATCATTGGCGGAATAGAGGCAAACGGAGCTGGAATATGTGGAATTTACTGGGTTTCAGTTTTAAGACGCAGTTGTGACAAGGGTTTCCGCGATTCAAAAAATAAGTGTATTTTTTATTTTTTGAAAGTCAGTAGTGATAAGGGTTACAGAGATTTTAAGTGTAAGGGCTTTGTTGCTGACAAGTCTGGAAAGTGTTGCTATGACAGGGTGACAGGGTGAATGTCAGGGGTGATTTTTTTCGGATTTTGGTAAAGTTTTGTAAAGCACTCAAATCCAGTAACGGTGACTGTTTCAGAGTTTGTCAAGAGGTTTTTAACGGCGCATTTTCTCGAAAAAAAAAAATTTGAGCAAGAGGCTAAAAATCCAAAAATGGCAAAAATCAAAATTGCCATTTTTACTGTGAGCGACGATACTTTGGCCTCTAGCCCAGTAGAATTAGGTGTTTACATGTATCACCTATTGTTTTTAGAAAGTGATACATCCCAAATGCAGTAGTAGCAAGGGATACAGATTTTTATTACTGACATAAACTCAATTAAATGTCAGGAAATCGGTATATAAAAAAGATAGATATATGTTTTATAAATAAGTAATAAATACATTGTAAAATTTTGTAACAATTTTTTTGATGGTAATTTTTCACTAATTGTACACCTCCTATATAAAAATTACGTTACTGACATTGGTATGTCCAAAGTATATAAGGTTTAGTGGTAAAAATCATACTGCCGTATGTATGACTTGGGAAAGCTAACCCACCCATACCCCCTCAAGGGCGATTGACCTTTTGGCACTGGAATTATGCCATGGCATAATCAAAGGAAAAGCATTGGCACTTCGCTCCGCTAACGCTTCGCGTACCCGGCTCGCGCCGCGCTTCGCGCGTCGACTCGCCTAGCACCCTATCACACTACCACGCTGTCATCGGAGCAGCCTATTACCATGGTATCATGATACAGTGACACAGTGCTCCGATGCCTCTGTTATAATTTAATACTGTAACAGCTTGTCGGGTGACACGCTACCATGCCTGTGTACTTATGTTCGCTCGCCCTTCGGAGGGACCTCGGTACTCACCCCCTCCTCGACCTCGCTCACGTATTTCTGTAACAGCCTATCACACTGTCACGTTCTATGCCTGTTGGTGGCGTTTTGTCCTTAGGTATAACACGGTGGCTGGTGATTGTCATCCCGTGATACCGTGCCGGCGTATCACCGTGTCACACCGTGCCCAAAACGCAGTGGCAATGTAGTACAGTGGGAGTGTGACGCCCGTACCACCCTATCACATTGCCACACTAACACACTATCTCCATAACACAAAATATATTTTGTTTAAAAATCAACATCACGATCCAATAAAAACAAACACTTCAATCCAGTAGAAAAACAAACAAATCAACAAAAAAAACAAAATATAATCTTTTTCTGCTAATGCCATAAAATATATAGTTATCGATTATTGAACCTTTTTTTCAAAAGAATCTCCTTTAATTTAATTTATCTTTGTTATTCTCACACCTTTTTACCTTTAGCATATGCAGAACCATGGTTGCAAAAGTTTAGGGCCCCTACCCCACCTTCTTTTGCAACCAGAACCATGCATATGCTTAAAGGAGGTGTAGAGAATAACAAATTAAATTAAAGGAGAAAAACTATGAAAAAATCACAAAAAATCGAAACAAAAACAATTCTAGCATTAGCAGAAAAAGATTATTCTGCTTTTAAAGCAGAACAAAAATCATACCAGTTATTCAACTGGTTAAAAGATGAATTAATCTTATGTCAAGTACATAAAATTAATTGTCTCTTAATAGAACCTAAAGCTCTATCAAGAATAATAAATATTCTAGCAGTATTGAGAGAGAGAAACCTCAATAGTCTAAAAATAAATATTCTAGATAGAGAAAATGCTGAAGTAATATTCAGCATGGACATGACAACAATCAATAATGCTGAAAGAAGAAGATTAAATTCTGAATTCAATCTTCAACTTGAAGAACTCACAGAAGATAGAAAAGATGAAACATATGCTCATATGATTTAGGGAGAATACTCTCCCTTTTTAAAGAAAGGATATAATAATGAAAATATTACTATTTATTTTAAGTGTATTAACACCTATATTAATTCGATGGTATTCTATATATAAAATGTTTGAAATTACATGTAGTGTGGCATAGTGTAGTTTAAATAAACAACTATTTATTAGCTTTATTACTAGTAACAGCCTAACACTTGTGTCACACTATGCTGATTGATAAAGTTATAATTTGTTAAAGGCACTAATAAGAAAGGCACTGGCAATGTGACACAGTATTACGAAGGAAGGAAAAGAACCGTGTTTACTATGGGCACCTGACACATGGGCTAAGCTGTAACGCTGTCACCATGGGCCCTTATACTTTATTACTGACATTATAAGGAATAAAACAATGAAAACACAAGAACAAATATACACAGAACTATTAAATACATATCAAAGAACACATAAAATAGGACCAGCAAAACCATATAATATGGAGCATGCTAAGAAAATAGCATGGGCAGCAGCATCAAACATATATAATAAACAATTCAAAACAAATACGACAACCCTGTCTGCTCCCAAGGGGCGGAGCCCTTGGTCGCCTGTTGGTTGTCGTCAGTTGGAGTTGTTCTCAACAAAACAATATAAATAAAAACAAAAGGAGAAAACGATGTCAGAAATAAATCAAATATTTAGAAATTTAAATAGAAGAATAGGTACGACAGCAACAGACAAATTAATAACATGTCCAAACTGCGGCTACTTACTAGATGACGATTGGTATCAAAGCATACGTGATGACGAAATAGAATTTTACTTTGAACATAAAGTAACAAAGCAAAACACATCTGGACAATCAATACAAATGACAGAATATAAAACATATCCACAATCAGAAGGGCAAGCACCATCATATATAGAAATCCATCACAACTGCCAAGGAGAATGGGAAGAAGAAAACGACAGTGGTGAGTTGTACGAGGAAGAATGTGACGATACGATATATTTACGTCTTTATATAATGAAAGCAGAACAATACTAACAAATACAGAGGAATAACACATGGGCAAAATCGACACAATATTTAGAAATTTACATAGAAGAACAGGATTAGATAGACAAAAAAATACACTTACTTGTCCATATTGTGGATGGGAACTAGCTGACTACTGTTTTATAGAGGCTTTATCAGATGCACATACATACTATAAACATGTAACCACTGGCACAGACACAAACGGAAAGCCTGTCACTGTAACAACATATAAAGACTATCAACAATATGATGGTCAACCACCTGCTTATCTAGAATTAGAATGTACGTGCGGAAATTCATGGAAAGATGAAGATGGTTCACATATAGATTGTGATGAACCAATTACAGTAAGATTCTATTTATTAGAAGCAGAAACAGTACTAACAAATATAGAGGAGCGACACGATGACACACTACGACATTATCAAACGAGAAATACAAACAACTTACGGAACTGAGATAGTAATAGAAAAGAAATACAAACTATTCAAAGACCAATACAAAAACAGACTATGGGTTTTACAACCACAAGACCCAAAATTTATAGCACTAACTAATAAAATGAAGGAGCAAGGAATATGGGCATAACATTCGAACAACTATTTAAAGAAATAAAATTTTACACAGACCATATTAGAACAATAAGATGTTGTTTCATATGTATATTACTTTTAATAACCATTAATGTTGCACTTACTGCAACAATCAGTACATTAATAATAAATAAACTAAACAACATAGAACAGCAACAACAAGAATATATTCTACCATTAATAGAACTAACACATGAATATATGGAGGACTAATGAAAGTAAAAGAATTAGTCCAACAACTTGTTAAATTACCTCCAGATGCAGAAATAGGAGTAAAATCACAATGGAACTGGATATCAGTAATAGAACGAATAACACCTTATCCAGAATTATATGATGCAGATAGTGTACAAAATTTATGGGACTGCGAATATGTAATAGAACTAAACTAAAAAAATTCCTGCTACACAAGGGAAAAAGCAGGAATGGTCAAATAGAAAAACACTTCACATCACAAAACAACTTGTAATAATAACAGTATAACAGACAGAAAGGAAAAAAACAATGAACAACAAGAACATTCAAGAACAACTATTAGCACTTAAAAAAGCAGACAATGCAGCGTTTATGGCCGGAACTAAATCAAATTTCGTTATTGATTTTGTAAGAAATGAATTTATTAAAAAGGCACATGCTATTAATCCAACATGTAAAGAAGAAGTAACTGTAGATCTATCAATGACAGTGGCATCATTAATTGCACCAGCATTGGCACTACTAACAAAAGACGGATTATATCCACGCTTACTAAACAAAGCAGTTCAAACATATGTTAATGGGGATATTAAATTCACATATGCTATCAACCCAGCAGCACTATCAGAAGAATATATTGCTAGATTAAATGAAAAATTAAACATCAAAATAACTATATAACTCCCCTTTAATTGATACAGGGAACTCATTCTCATACTTCTCTTACGACTACCCAGAGTTCCCTTTCTTTTAACTTGACACAGTACTAAACGAATGATACCATACAGATATCACCGTTTAATATTACCTTGAAGGACAGAGATTTCTGTCCTTCCCTCTAGCAGAGAGGTGTATCGGTTGCATACAGGGCTCATAACCCAGTGGTAGTGGGTTCAATTCCCACCTCTGCCAAAATTGAAATGGATAATAAAAATGAAGACACTAACAGCACAAGAAGCAAGAAAAATAACCAAACAAGCAACAACACGAAAAGTAACAGATGTATCAAAACTAAACACAATAATGAAAAACATAGCTAAACGTGCAGAGGCTGGGTTCGATTATTATGACTACTCACCAAGTATTAGTTACACTATGGCTAAATCATTATTTAATCTGGGCTTTCGTATTTTTAAAACTAAGAATAACGTATATAAAGAACTAACAATAGACGATTTTATTAACACAAAACAATATGGCAAACGAATATCATGGAGTGTAGAAAATGAGTAGACAAGTAATAATTAGATGTAACCACTGTAATAAGCAATTACAAACGCACTATGCAACATTAAACATAGAAACATATGGAATAGGAATAAAAATAGATAAACGATTAGAACTTTGTGACAAATGTGCACAAAACTTTAAAGAACTAATAATGGATTATATACAACCAAAGCACTACAAGTACTAGCGTGTAACCGACGGCCATGGG